TCTGATTGGTTAGACATGTTGGACTTATTTCCATATTTCAACAGAGATTTAGAAAACTACAAATTCATTTGTCCAGATGATTTAAACAATGAGCATAATAGGTTGGTTTCTAAAAAACGATTGAAAGAAAGGCGTAAAAAAAGACACCAACTCAAACAAGAAATTGAAGCGTTTCAAATAAAATATCAAAAGGAAAAAGGGAAATTCTTTGGTTTAGAATTTAATAAAAGGAATATAAAAAGTAGAGTGATCGAAACTGTAAATCAATTCATGAAAGAAGGGGATATACATAATCACTGCATTTTTGAAAATTCTTATTTCGAAAAAGAAGATTCTTTACTTTTTACAGCAACCGTTAATGATGAGCTTATGGAAACGGTAGAAGTATCATTGTCAAGAATGAAGGTAAGTCAATCCAGAGGCAAAGGAAATAAATCAACTAAATACCATAATAAAATAATTGGTTTAGTCAATGAAAATATTGAGCAAATCCGAAAAATAGTTATCAAAACAAGGCCAAGAGGCAAAGAAAAATCAGCAGCATAAATCCATTGATCATAAGCTTGTGACATTCCCATGGTTTTTTTACCTAAAGTTGTAACTTCTCCTTTTTCATTTATCCAGTGTTGCATAACTTCACTATGAAAATATTTAGGTATTTCGTTTTTCTTCATTTGTTTTATAGAAACCATCATCCTTACAACTTGAAAATTTTCTTTTATGGTAATTATGGCGGAATATTCCATTTCTGAAAAATTAACTTTGTTATAATTGAACATTTTAAGTTTGTTTCCACATTTAGGACATAAAGATTTTTTTAATTCAACACTTCCTTTTTTTTCATAATCATAAGCATGAGCACATTCAAGGCAATGAATTTTATTTCTTGAAATAACTCCCCATTTTAAAAAAACTTTATCTGTTTATCACGTTTATAATATGCCATATCATACAACATTTCAATAGTTTTTTCAATGTAATATAAATAATTTATATCGTTTGGAAACTCTGTCGGCAAATCCATGCACGGGACACAACCATCTGTATCGGCTACTTTATTTCCAGATTTTATATAATATATAGGTTTATTTCTATTTAATCCAAAATAAAACCTTACAACTTTTCCTAAATATTCTTCATTATAATGAGCACCGCCAGTAACATTTCTAACTGATATAAATTGTTTAATATCTCTACATTCTTTTATAGTTGTCTCAATTGGTACATTTTTAATTATTAAATCTTCTATAGCTTTGACACATATTTGCGTATTAACGTTTTTTTGAAAGGTCCAGTACCTATCTTTTGCTGATTTTCCTCTCCACGGATCATAGTAAACGTTTTTGCCCTTGATTTCATCATTTGTTTTAATCGCCATGTATGCATTAACATCGCGCGAATAGATAGCTTTATATTTGGTTTCTTCAGTTTCAAATCCTGTCAATGTTTCCCAATCTTTAATAATTTCTAACATGCGTTTTTTTTTCGACTTATGAACGCGCATAACAAAACCATCGGTGTTAGCCGATACTACTTGTATTCCATTTAGCTCCATAGCTTCTATCAACATCAACAAATACAGTTGACCGCCAACTGTGATTTGAATGGTCATTTCAGGAGCATAAAGAAACGAATATGGCGAACCTGTTTTGCCGAATGTCCCGTTTATTGTAATTTTTAGACATTCGGAAATTGCTAGATTCTTTTCTTTTTTAGCTTTTAATCGGCGTTCAACAATATCATTATAAACTTTCAAAAAATCTTCTCCAATGTGGGCAGGATATAGCCCACAATTAAGCACGATTTTAGGATAGAAACTTGCAACGTCTCGATCTATTAATTCATATTCTTCATCAGCAACAACAGATACATTTTCTTCTGATGAATGTAGTCCGCCGATACCCATACGATAGATACCATTACCAATTTTAATTTTTAAATCAGCGATTTCTTTTGGTCTATTTAATCTTCCGTTATCATCAATGCTTAATTTCACATTGGAAATAAAATCTAAAATTCCTTTCATGTAGTCTGTTTGAAATTGCATATTTGATGGTGGTTTGAAACTAAAATACAACTCGCTTAAGTCTGGTTTCTTTAGTCGTTTGCCGCTAATACGTTCTAATTCGGTTCCTATAACCGCTTCTGCAATTTGTGCATCCGATTTAGACATAAGGTCAGTTTTATATTGTACGCTCAAATCAGCGCGCAATTTTAATTGCTCAGATAAATTATCCATTAGCAATTCAGTAGTATCTAAATCGTTTACACAATAATCTTTTGTAATTGGTATTTGCCAATCTTCTAAATAGTTAGCATCGGACCAAGGCAAGTCTTGAATACGTTTAGCGTGTAATCGGCCTCCATATAACTTTAAACTACCCTTAAGCGGGCATACTTCAATCAAATCAATATGCGATGTTTTATGAGTGAAATAACTATATTTTAATAAAAGAATTTCATATTTTAAAAGTTATGATGACCAAAAACCTTCATTAAATCCACCATTTTCAAGCGTATATTTAACAAGTGGAATTTTACCAAAACAAATAATTTTTGAAACAATTGATAAATAATTAATGGAAAATACATATTTAAAAAAAGAATTTAAAGATGGTTCGGAACTTCAACGTCTACGAAACATTATTAAAAAGAATTTTGGAGATAATACAAAAATTCAAAAGGGTTATGAAAAAGAATTTGTAGAAAGAAAAGAAGGAGATGTTTGGGAAGAAAATAATAAAAAATGGACAATTAAAAATGGTATAACAATGTCTTACACTCCAACACAACAAATTAGACAAGAAACACAACTTCCATTATTTTGTCCAAAATGTGGAGATGTCATAAAATCAAATTATGACAAGAAAATGTTCAAATTATATTCTCATTGTTTCACATGTCAATTAAAAATTGAAACACAAATGAAACTTGATGGAACATTTGAAGAATTTGAAAAGAATATTATAAAGGCTAATATTACAGACATGGTGAGAGAAGTTGAAAGTGATGTTAGAGAATTTATGTCCGAAAATCAAGATTTAGAAATTTTAACAGCCAATGGTGACAAGGAAGAATGGAGTGGAGAAATTGTAAAAGAGAATTTTGTAAAGGATGTAAATGAAATGACAGAAGCTATAAAAAGAAATTTTGAATTTTTAGATGATAATGAAAGATAATAAATGGAATATTACTCCAAAGAAAGATAAAAATTATATTAAAAATTTATTGAATCCTTTAACACATGATGAAGAATTGAAAATGTTGGGAATAGATTTTAAAAATAAAATAGATGGAAAACAAAACAAATAATTTTCAAAAATTCTACTGCCAAAAGGCTATTGAAGCAATTTCTAAATGTAAATCTCAATGTAAATCTTGTAAAATATATTACAAACAACTATTTTTAGAATAATTTCAATATTTATTAAAAATAGTTGTTTTTAACATGAAAAAATCGGAATTGATATTATTTTTAAAAGAAGAAACAAAAAAGATTTTAAATGAATCTAAATATTCTTCTTTTGTAAAGAAAAAAAGTGATTTAACAGATGAAGTTGGAAAATTTCATGTAATCAAAAAACCACAAGAAGGTTCTCTTTCGGAACAAATTGTTTTTGAAAGTGATATTTTTGATTTACATGAAAAATTAGCAAATGGTTCTTTATTGAGAGAAGAAATTGCAGCAGTGGTTTATAAAGAAGCCCGTGCAACAAAACGTGGAGAATCCTTAATAAGAGAATTTGATAGGAATTTAAAAGAATCTTGGAAAAAACAAATTCAAGAACTACAAGAAAAATGTGATTATATTAATAAATCTGTAACAGCTTCTAAAAAGTTTTATAAAAACAAACCATTAACAGAAGATGTTACACAAAAACATACTCGTTTAGAAGAGTCTGTTACAAAATTACAACAAAATATTAAATCTATTAATGAAAAACTTAGAAGCTACAAAAAACCGATTAAGGAAACTCCTAAAGGAAGAAGTGGAAAAACAGATTCCAAAAAAGACGATTCCAAAGAAGTCAAGTAATATAGATTTATATTTACAAAAAATTCCAAAATTAAAAAATGCTATTGAAAAGGTGTTGACACCTAATTATAAACATTTCTTAGTTGATGCTAATGTTATTTCCCCAAGACCTTTCACAGTAAGATTTAAAACAAAAAATGGCTATCATTTTGAACTTTTTATCAAAGATGGTGGTTTTAAATGTAAGGTGTCCGGTAAAAAGTATGATTTGAACACCGATGGAGAAATTGAAAAGGCTTCTGAAAGTATAACAGAACTTTTAGCACTTGGAAAACCTGAACCAATGATGCCTAAATCAAATGATGGTGAATTAGATGGTATTGACACAGGTGGTGATATTGGTGGAAGTTTGGGAGATTTACCAAAAGGTGATACAACAGGTGGTGATGAAGATGTTTTCAAACCTATTGATGATGTTGGTCAACAAAATATTGGAGGTGATGATGAAGATGTTCCAAAAGATAATGAGTCTTAAATTTTAACAAAACATTTTATTAAATGACTGTAAAACAAAGAAATAGTGAAATTTTAGAATATCTTAAACAAAATCCTGTTCATTTTGGAACACCGAATTGTTACCAAGATGTTTGTGACAAATTTTTTGTCAATAAAGATGTTGTAAAAGGTATTCTAAGAAGAAATCTTGATGTTAAAGCATTGATGATTGAACCAAATCAAGTAACTTTAACAGGAATTGTTCAAAGAGCAGATGTTAAAAACGGTAATGGTAGAATATATCCAAAAGAAACTTTTGAAAAATTAAAAGATTTACCTATTGCAGCAGAAGTTTCCGAAAATCTTTTAACGGGAGCGAAAGAAATTTCTAAAAAAATTGATTATCAAATCAAAGGTGTTGATGAATTAATTGCAGAATTACAAATTGATACATCTAAATATGATGTTATTAAATGGAAATGTTCCACATGGCAATCTCCAAAGAAAGGTGATAATCCCACACAACTTTATGCAGTTAATTGTGAATTAAAACCAAAACAATTAGATGGGCAATTTGATTTATTGGAAGCGTTTAGAGAAATTGTTTCAAAATCACCGTCAATCCATCCAACAAAATCACCGTCAATCACAAATGTAAACAAATCTTTATTCATTTATCTTTCCGACACACATGTTGGAGCAAGTGTTAGTGAAGATAGTTTGTATGAAAATGAATATTCTGCAACAATTTTTGGAAATAGATTACAAGAAGTTTTGGATAAAGTTTATAAACTTTATGTTTTACACGGAGTTTTTGAAAATATTTATGTTGTAAATTTAGGTGATTGTATTGATGGTTTCAACAATCAAACATCGAGAGGTGGACATTTCCTTCCACAAAACCTTTCAAACAAACAACAATTCGAAGTATATTTCCAAAGTATTAAGAATTTTTTCGAAAATTTATTGGAATATAAATGCAGTGAAAATATAAACTTCATTTCAGTAGGAGATTCAAATCATGCAGGTTCTTTAGAATATGTTTTAAATAGAGCTATTGAAATTTATCTAAATGCTACTCATCCCGAAATTGAAACAAGGGTATTTAATAAATTCATTGAACATTTACAATTAGGAGACAATACATTTATTTTTATGCACGGAAAAGATTCCGAAGCGATGAAACATGGACTACCATTAATTTTAAATGATAAAACAGAAGTGTTTTTAAATGATTATATTTATCAATATGATATTAAGACAAAGAATATCTATGTCGTAAAAGGTGATTTACATCAATCAGCACATCAATGGGGAAAACGTTTCAAATATATTAATGTTCTTTCTTTATTTGGCTCTTCAAAATGGATTCATACAAATTTTGGAAGTGGTAGAGCAGGATGTGAGTTTCAAATAGTTGATGACAAAGGTACATTCTCAATTCAAGAAGAAATATATTTCTAAAAATTCTTTTTCATAATTTTATTGTTTTTATTTTTATTCCAAGTTTTCTTTGAGAGCTTGGAATTTTTTGTTTATAAAATATATATTTATAATAAAATCTCAAATGATAGATAATATTATAAAAGAATTGCAACATTATAAAGATTCTACAAGTGGTTTATGGTGTATTGATAAAAATCCTAATGAAGTTTCTTTAGAATGGATTAGAGAGAACGCTTTTCAATTAGAAAGTTTTAATACAAATGAAGAAATTGAAAAATGTAAAAATAGTATAGTTTATTTTGCTAATAACTATTGTAACATACAACATCCGCAAAAGGGTAAAATTTTATGTGAGTTATATCGTTATCAAGAAAATATTTTAAAATTATTTTTTCAACGTAAAAAAATTATTTTAAATAAATCTCGTCAAATAGGTGTAAGCACTATGGAGAGTATTTATGCTACTTGGTTATTATTATTTAAGAAAGATGTTAATATAGGATTTATTTCTACAAAAAGAGATACATCTTTAGAATATATTTCTCACATAAAAACTATATTAAATAATTTACCAATCTTTTTAAAACCAAATATTTTAGAAAATAAAGACATATATTCAATATTTTTTAAAAATGGTAATTATGTAAAAGTAAATTCGGAAGGTATTAATGATACATGTAGATATTCACATATATTTTTTAATGAATTTGCATTTTTTAAAAATCCGGAAAATACATTTCTTAATTATTTACCATTAACATTTGATAATACACAATTTATTATTTCTTCAACACCAAATGGTAAAAATTATTTTTATCATCTTTGGGAAAATGCCGAAATTGGTGAAAATGATTTTTTATCAATTAAATTGAAATGGGATGTTCATCCAAAAAGAAATTCATCTTGGAGAGAAACACAGAGTAAAGAATTTGGAATCAAAAGAGCTACACAAGAATTTGATTGTGAATTTATTTAATATTTATTTCAAAAGATAACATGAAAAAAAGAGAATTACAAGAAATTGTAAAAAATATTGTTAAAGAAATAAAAACTTTGAGAGAAGAAGATATGTCGGGAGCAATGACTCCACAGGAAAAACTTGCTCGAAGAAAATTAGAACAAACGAAGATTGAATTAGCCCGTGCTAATCAAATGGCTTCACAAAAAAATCTTTCACAAATTAGATAATGACTTCGGAAGAAAAAAAAGAGTTAATTCTACAAGAATATTTACAATGTTTTAATGATATAATTTATTTTGCAAAGAATTACTGTTATATTCAACACCCCGTTGATGGGAAAATTCTTTTTGACCTATATCCATTTCAAGAAAATGTTGTAAAATTATTTCCCAACCATAAAAAAATTATTGTAAACAAGTCTCGACAAATTGGACTTTCTACATTGATTGGTATGTACGTGGCTTGGACAATGATTTTCAACGAAAATAAAAACATTGTTGTAATTGCAACAAAAAGAGACACTGCCAAAGAAATTGTTGATAAAGTAAAATTAATTTATTATAATCTTCCATTATTTCTTTCTAAAAGAAAAGATGATAAAGAACTTGCACCAACCGATAATGCTTATGAATTTAAGTTAAAAAATGGTAGTAAGATTAAGGCTTTCTCCGCTTCACCTGATGCAACACGTTCACAAGCAGCTTCGATAGTAATATTTGATGAAATGGCTTTTACACCAAAATGTGAAGCTATTTACACAGCCCTTTTACCCGTTATTGATGCAGGTGGACAAATGATTTCACTTTCAACACCTAACGGTACAAACAATTTATTTTATGAATTGTGGCAAGGTGCTGAAACGGGAGAAAATGGATTTTTACCAATTAAATTGAAATGGGATGTTCATCCAAAAAGAAATTTAGCTTGGAGAAAGAAACAAGATGATGAATTTGGTATTCAAAGAGCGAGACAAGAGTTTGACACAGACTTTTTATTAACAGGTAATACTGTAATCGACCCTGAAAAACTTTTATATATTGAAAAGAATTTTCAACAAGAACCTGTTGAAAAAAGAGGGGAACAAAAAGATTATTGGATGTGGAGTTATGTTGATTATTCAAGGAGTTATATTGTCATAGTCGATACTGCACAAGGAACTTCTGATGATAGTAGTTCAATCCAAGTGTTGGATTTATTAACATTTGAACAAGTTGCTGAATATAAGGGGAAGATAGATTTTAAACTCCTACCACAATTAGCTATTCAAGTAGCAGTTGAATGGAATAATGCTTTATTGGTTGCAGAAAATACAGGTATTGGATGGTCAACGGCTAATTCAATAGCCAATTCTCATTATTTACAAACCAAAATTTATAAAAAATTAAAAGGTAATAATGATTATAACTTGAATTTAGACGAATATTCAAACAAATTTAATGACCAAAATAATTTTGAAATAGGTTTTTCAATGAACGCTTTTTCAAGACCATTAGTAGTATCATCACTAATTTCAGCAATTCAAACTAATTCTTTAGTTATACGGTCATCAAGAACATTAGGAGAATTAAGAACATTCATTTATTTAAACGGAAAACCACAGGCTGCACAAGGAACACATGATGATTGTATAATGCCACTTGGAATAGGATGTTTTCTAAGAGATACAGCCCTTTTACAAAGAGATAAGATGGTAGATTATTCAAGAGAATTAATCAATAATGTTAGTGTTTACAGACCACAAACTTTCTCAAATTCTCAACAAGTTTCTTACAATCAACAGAATACTTTCAATTATGGTGGTCAACAATATGATACAAAATGGCTTCTTTAACAGGTTTTCCAATATTTATAACAAACTTAACAAACTTTAAATGAGTCAAGTAGATAAATCCGTTTTTGGAAGACTAAAAAGGTTATTTAGTAGGGACGTTATTATTACAGCAGTTGGTAATAATCGTCTTAAAGTTGTTGATACAAATAAATTACAAGCACAAGGTAAATTAGAATCAAATTATCTTTACAGTAGATATAATGGAATTTATCAAGGTGGACAATTTGCTACCACAAATATTTTAGCGGGTGGAACAATTTTAAAAAATGCACTCTACCAAGATTATGATTTAATGGACACCGATGCAATTATTTCTTCCGCATTGGACATTTACGCAGATGAAGCTACATTAAAAAATATTGAAGGAGATGTTTTAAAGATTTCTTCAACAGATGAAGATATAAAAAGAATTTTACATAATTTATTTTATGATGTAATGAATATTGAATTTAACCTTTGGGGTTGGATTCGTACAATGTGTAAATATGGAGATGCTTACATCTTTTTACAAATGGCAGAAGAATTTGGTGTTACAAACGTTCTCCCATTAAGTCCTTATCATACACAAAGAGTTGAAGATTATGAAAATAGAGAAATAAAGTATTATTATGATGAACAAAGTTTTGGAACATATCAAAGGGGAAATCAAGCAAGAAAGATTTTAGAAAATTTTGAAGTGTTGCAATTTCGTTTGTTAAGTGATATGAATTATTTACCACTTGGAAGAAGTGTTTTGGAAGGTGGTAGAAAAACTTGGAAAGCATTACAAATGTCGGAAGAAGCTATGTTAATTCATAGAATTATGAGAAGTCCTCAAAAAAGAAGTTTCTTTGTTGATGTTGGTCAACTTCCTGCCCAAGACATTCCCGCATTTATGCAACAATTCATTTCAACTGTGAAACGTACACCACATGTTGACCCTGCAACAGGAGAATATAATATGAAATTTAATCTAATGTCATTATTAGAGGATTTTTATATTCCTGTTCGTGGAAATAACAGTGGAATGAGAATTGAAACAACAGATGGATTAAATTTTGATGGTATTACGGATGTAAATTACTACAAAGAAAAATTATTCGCTTCATTAAAAATTCCTAAGTCATATTTTGCGGATGAAGAAGGTGTTAGTGGAAAAGCTACAATTTCTGCAATGTCGATTAGATTTGGACATACTATTGAAAGGATTCAAAAAATTATTGTGTCGGAATTAAACAAAGTTGCAATAGCTCATTTGACAATGCTTGGTTATAAAGGCAATGATGTTTTAAATTTTGAACTTTCTTTAACACCACCTTCTGTAATTTATCAACAAGAGCTTCTTGACATTCAACAAAAGAAAGTTGATTTAGCAGTTTCGATGATTGATAATAAGTTATTTCCAAAAGATTGGATTTATACAAAAGTGTTTGAAATTTCACAAGATGAATACGATGATTTTAGAGACTTGTTAATTGAAGATTCAAAACGTGAATTTAGACTTTCGCAAATTGAAAATGAGGGTAATGACCCAGCAGATTCGGGAGTTTCTTATGGAACACCACATGATTTGGCAACAATTTACAAAGAAAATTCAATGGATAGTGAAGAACTTCCATTTGATTATGGTGAAGAAGCCGAAATGGGAAGACCAAAAGAAAAATCTTCAATTTATGGAACAGATGCTTCATCATGGGGACGTGACCCAATAGGTTCAAAAGAAATGTCTAATACATCAAAAATTGACATGCAAATTAAACCAAATTCTAAAAAAGGTGCTTTATTAGAATTGAAAAATTTGAATAAGTTGGAAAAAAGTTATACAGGAAAGGTTGTTAAACTTTTTGAGAACAAAAACTATAAGAAAAATTCACTAATAGACGATTAATTGTCAATTTTATAATATTTATAAAAAATGCCATCAAAGATTAAAATTTTGAAACATTCTAAGATAAAAAATACAGGGTTATTGTTTGAAGTTCTTTCAAGAAAACTTTCGGAAGAAGTTATTTCAAATTCTAAACCAAAAGCAGTTAATCTATTCAAGAAATATTTTCATGGTACAGAATTAGCTAAAGAATATAATTTATATAAAGTTATATTGTCTTCAAATTCATTGAATGAATCAAAAGCAAATTTGATTTTTGATGTTTTGAAAGAATCATATTCCAAAATTGATAAAGAAAAGCTATCAAAGGAAAAATACAATCTAATAAGAGAAATCAAAGATTTATACAATAATTCAGAAGATATTTTCAAATTCAGAGTAGATAATTATAATGTTTTAGCAGCTACAAACAATCTATTAGAATCATTCAATTCTACAAAGTATATTGAACCAACTTTTCTATTAAAGAATAAAACAACCATTTTAGAACATCTAATAGAAGTTCCAAAAACAGAAACATCTCAAATTTTAGAATCTTTCAACACACTTCCAAAATCCGAACAAATAATGGTGTTTGATTTAATGGTGGAGAAATTTAATAAAAGATTTAAAACATTAACAGAATCACAAAGAAGTATTTTAAAAGAATATATTTCACAAAGTAATTCTCCAAAGTTTACAGAATATATTTCCGAAAAATTTGATGAAGTGGTGTTGAAATTAAAAATTAAAGAAGCTCTCATTGAAGATGATGAAACAAAACAAATGTTAACAGAAACTATTGCAACAATTAAACCATTTGGAAAAAATTATAACATTAAAAATGATGATGTTGTAAAATTGTTGAATTGTTATTCTTTGGTTGATGAATTAGAAAATTTTGAAGAAGATGAATCTTAGACAATTAGTTGAAGAAGTTTCAAATGTTTCAAATATGGGTGGTAGTAGTTTTTCAACAGGAAGTGGTGAACAATTTGCAACACCAAAAGCATTTGGAAAAAATAAAAGAATAACAATTAGAAAATCATTTTTAAAAGAATTGATTCAAAAAGAAATAAAAGTATTAAAAAATAATAGATGAAAGCCTTACAAAAATTACATAATGATGTTTTAGTTGGAAAAGTTAGAAAATCAACATTTCTAACAGAATCTAAAAAAGCATTTCCAAATTTATTTTCAAATCTTCAACCCTATGAACAAGTTGTTCAAGTGTTGACCAAAAAGGGATATATCAAAGAAACTTTGACAAAAGATTATGTTTCGCAACATGAATTTCACATTGGTTTTGAAATAGAACTTGAAAAGTGTCAAGACCTAATTAAAGCGGAAGCAGAAGTTTTGAAAAATTTAACAAAGGATGTAAACTATTATACACATCAATTAGCAAATCAACCTTCTGTCATTCAACCACAATCGGTTATGATAGTGAGTTTGAAAGAAAATAAAGGAATAACAAAAGGTTCTTTGAAAAAATTGATTAAAGAGGAAGTTTCAAAAGTAAAATCTAAAAAGTTGTTTGAAGATTATTCTTTTGAAGATGAAAGTTTTGAAGAATCAATTTTTGAACACCATTCGGGACATATCAATGACCCCGAATATGAGTTTTATGCAGTTTTGAATGGTAAATTGATAAATGGTTATCAATATAAAGAAGATGCTTTAAATTTTAAAAATGAATATATTCATAAACCAATTAAAGTAGTTTCAAAAACATTTTTAACTTCAAAAGGTGTTAATCCCGATGATTCAAAATTTTGGGGACAATCTTCTGATTTAGAAGAAATTAAAACAAACCTTTTTGAAGCTGTTCAAGACCCTTTTGAAGAAGAATTTAAAAGTCCAACACCTGTTTCACCCGAATTACAAAAATTAGCAACAGATATTAGAACGGCTATTAATAATAACAAAGAATTTAAAGGACTTTATGACAGTGCTTATTCATTTGCGGAACAAAAAGACGACACTTGGAGAGAATTGATGAATACATTGGCTAAAAAACTTTATAATTATTTAGCAAGTGTTAAAACATATGTTGATACAGTGAGTAAAGGTGATTTTTCACCAATAGTTAAAATTCTAACAACATCAACATCACTAAAAGAAAGCAAAAGTGTTTCAGCACTAAAATTATCAAACATCTTTAACTAAAATCCTTTGAAACAATTACTAAGAGAAACGTTTACATATATTAATCCAACAAAAACTTTAAAAGAAAATATTGGAATAAATAAAACTATTCCCGTAGTCTTGGAAGGAATTGTTCAAAGAGCAGATGCTAAAAATGGTAATGGTAGAATATATCCAAAAAGAACTTTAGAAAGAGAAATTTCAAAACTTCAACAAATTATAAAAGAAGTTGGATATATTTTATGTCACTTTGACCATTCCGATGATTTAGAAATTAAATTAGCTCTTTCATGTGCAAAAATTGTAAAACTTTGGTGGGTTGGAAATGATGTTTATGCAAGAATTGAATTATTAGATGAATCTAACACAATGGCTGCACAAGCCCGTTCATTTATTAAAAGTGGAATTAAATTAGGAATTTCTTCAAGAGGAGAAGGTTCTTTAAGACAAGAAGGTACTAATCAAATTGTACAAGATGATTTAAACTTAGCAACATGGGATTTAGTTTCAATTCCTTCAACACAAGGTGCTTTCTTAAATGTTATGAGAGAGTCTTTGGGAAGTGATGTTATAACAGAATCTTTTGAAAATCCTATTGAAAATAATTCTAAAAAAGAAAAATTAAAAAATATTTTTGCAAATATTAAATCATGCAATTAAAATTAACAAATATATTAAAAGAGTCTTCAATAGTAATTTCTAAAGAATTGAAATTAACAAATATACTAATAGAATATTTAAAAGAAAATGACCAATCAAATGAAATAACTAATAAATTAAAATATATTCAATCAATTTTAAAACAAGAACTTGAAAATTATCAAAAGAGTGAAAATTATGATGATAGATGGTTTGAAATTAGAAGTGAGTTACGTAGAATAGATGGGTATTTAGAAGATGGGTATTTCCCTGCAAATAAAGACGATGAAGAAAATGAAATGAATGATTTTTTGAAAGGTCTTGATTATAGTAATAATTATACATATAAAAAAGGTGAACAAGTTAGAAAATTAGAAACTTCAAATAATAGTTATAAAAATAGTGAGTTACCTGTTTATAGAGCAATAGGGGATAAAACTTTATTTAGAGGGGTTTCATTAAATGATTGGAATAGAATAAAAAATCAAGGATTTATAGATAGTGATATGAGAGGTGCTATTTTAGAAACAGAGGGTATTAATTTAGCACAGACTCCTAAAACCGCAAATTATTATCTTCCACACAATTCCGAAGGGGTTATATTGGCAATATCTCCTAAGAATTTAGATTTATTTATGTTAGATGATGAATATATTAGAGTTTTTGAATCAATACCATTTAAAAATATAATCAAAGTTTCTTCAATTATTTTTAAAAATAAAATAGGTAGTAATATGTCAAAAAATACCGAAAAAAAGTTTAATGATATGGTTAATAGATTAAAATCTATAAATGTTGAAATAAAATAATGTAAAAATATTTTTTTCTATATTTATAACAAATAAAGCTACATAAAGGATTCTCAATATCCTTTCGAATTACAAAACATTATTATATCTTCTCTACAATAGATATACATTACAAAATCAATTATTAAACATGTCTAAAAAAACCAAATCAATTTTGGAAGAAGCTGTTTTAGAAGCACAAGTTATTAAAGACATTGCACTAAAATCTGCTAAACAAAAAATTTATGAAAGTCAAGATAGTTATTTACGTGACAATCTTGCAGAAAAATTACAACAAATGGATGAAGAAGATTCTTTGGATGAAGAACTTGATTTAAACGAATTACTTTCTGAAATTGAAGAAGATGAAGACGAAGTTCCAACATCCGTTCCAACAGAAGACGTTCCACAAGACGGTGGTGAAGAAATGTCTGACATGACAGACGGTGATGCGGACAAGGCTATTTCTGAAATGAGTGGTGAAGAGTTAATCACATTAATTAGAGATGCTGTCTCACAAGAATTGGCTTCACAAGAAGGTGGTGAAGGAATGGAAGATGAATATTCAACAGATGAAGCTCCCGAAGGTGAAGGTATTGACACAGGTGTTGACGATGATGAAGAAATTGATTTGGATGAACTTTTGAACGAAGTTGATGCACAAATTGCACCTGCTCAACAAGCTCCTGTTCAAACACAAACCACACAAGGTAATTTTGAACAATTACGTTCTGAAAATCAAACTTTGAAAACACAATTAGCAGAAGCTAAAAAAGCAATTAAAGTGTATAAACAAGCAATTAATGAAAGTAAATTATTTGCAAGTAAATCAAATGCTTTAGCCAAAATTTTTGCAAAAACAAGTTTGAACGAATCACAAAAACGTAAAATTGCTGACAAGTTTGATTCTTGTAAAACAGAAGGAGAAGTAAAAGTTGCATATGACTTTTTGAAAGAAAATTTGAAACAAACAGTTGCAAAATCAAAACCGAGTGCATCTTCAACAATCGGTAGTACAAAAACAACTTTGAAAGAATCGACTTCAAACATTATTAACGAAAGTTTGAAAAATCGTTTTCAAGAGTTGGCAGGAATTGGACAGTATGGTAAAAAAGAAATTTATTAAATCATTAAACAAAAATTAATTTAAAATGGCAGAATTGCAAAATTTGATGAATAGCGTAGAAAGTAAATACGCTAAACAAAAACAAAAATGGGGAGAAGCAGTTGAATTGTTCGAACCAACAGGTTTATTGGAAGGTTTAAATACTTCTGAAAAGGGTCGTATGGCAGTATTGCTTGAAAACCAAGTGAAGCAAATGTTGTCGGAAGCATCTACCAACACCAATTTAGGTGGGGCAAGTTTCACAACAGGTACAGGTGAGCAATGGGCAGGTGTTGCTTTGCCGATGGTTAGAAAGATTTTCCACGAGACGATTTCTGCAAAAGAATTTGTAAGTTTTCAAACGATGTCGATGCCTTCGGGACTTGTATTTTATTTGGACTTTAAATATGCTTCTGATAGAAAACCTTTTACAAGTGGACAAAGTGTTTATGGTACAACCGATACTAAAAACGTAGCTCCAACAGGTGGACTTTACGGTGCAGGTCGTTACACATATTCTGAAAACAATGCAACGGCAAGTGTTACGGGTACTGTTACAAGTGCTTCATTTGCAGAAGTAGGTTTTTCAAGTATTTTGTCGGGGTCTGTTGCAACAGGTGGTATTAAAAAAGTATCTGTGGCAGTAAGTGGTTTGACAGATTATGATGAAGAAGGTGTTAGAGGTTTTGTAATTAGTGGTAGTGGTACAACTCCATCAATCTTGTTACAAGAATATACAAAGTATAATACGGCAGGTACAAACATTGAATTTTATGTTTCGGGAAGTGCTGTAACGGGTACTGTTGAAGTTACTTATCACAAGCAAACCAAAGACAATTTTAGAGGTGATTTTGAAGACCGTAATGGTACTAATTTGAACATCCCTGAAATGAAAATGGAATTACGTTCGGAAGCAATCACCGCCAAGACACGTAAATTGAAAACAGGTTGGACTGCGGAAGCATCACAAGATATTTCTGCTTACCAAAACATCGACTTGGAAGCCGAAATGACTTCTTTGATGTCTGATTATATCGGTAAGGAAATTGATTTGGAAGTTTTGGACATGTTGACTTTGAACGCCAATACGGAAGAATATTGGACAGCAGAAAACAACAAGAAATTGAATGATGCGGGAACGGATTTCACATCTTTAGCAAGTGGTTATTACAACACACAAGGTGGATGGTTTCAAACTTTGGGAACGACTTTGAACAAGGTTTCTAACAAGATTCATACAAAAACTTTGAGAGGTGCTGCTAACTTCATGGTAATTTCACCGGATGTTGCAACAATTATTGAATCAATTCCGGGCTTTGCAGCCGATGGAGATGGAAGTTTCAAAGAGTTCGGTGCAGGTGTTGCGAGAGTGGGTACATTCCAAAACCGTTTTAAGGTGTACAAAAACCCATACTACACCAGTAACAAAATATTAATGGGTTTCAAAGGTCAATCTTATTTGGAAACGGGTGCTGTATTCTGTACTTATGTCCCCCTAATCCTCACACCTGTCGTTTTAGACCCCGATAACTTTACCCCAAGAAAAGGTATTATGTCGAGATATGCGAAGAAAATGATTCGTCCAGAGTTCTATGCAACTGTAACAGTTGGTGGATTGAATACATTCTAAAAATAACTTTTAGAAAAATAATTGAGGAAACATTTGCAAAAGTGTTTCCTCTTTTGTATATTTGCAAATGAAATCTTAAAACTTTAATTAATGGCAGAATATTTAGAAAAATGCAGTGTTTGTGGAAAAACTTTTGAAAATAGATTAGAAAGGGTTAAGCATTTAACATATTTACACAATTTAACCTTTGAACAATATATTTTAAAATCGGTATTTAATGATGTTAGACCAACTTGTAAATGTGGCTGTGGAAAAGAAACTGCTTTCACAAGAACTATTGAAAAGGGTTGGTTTTATGAATATGCTAAAAATCATTTTCCAAGAAAAAAACATAGTGAAGAAACAAAGAAGAAAATAGCAGAAACTTACAAAAGAGTTACCCAAGAAAAATATGGGGTTGACAATATGTTTCAATTAGAACATATTAAAGAAAAAATTAAACAAACAAATATTGAAAAATTAGGTGTAGAAAACCCAATGTTTTCAGAAACCGTTAAAAAGAAGTTAAAAACTACTAAAAAAGAAAAATATGGAAATGAAAATTATAGAAATGAAGAAAAAATAAAAGAAACTAATAGAATTAAATATGGAAGGGATTATTATATGTCAACAAATGAATTTAAAGATAAATCTTTAAAAACTATCCAAGAAGTTTATGGTGTTGATAATGTGATGAAAAATAACGATATTATAGAAACTCTTAAACAGTCAAATGTTGAAAAATATGGTGTTGAACACCCCATGAAAAAAAAAGAGATTTCAGAAAAATGTTTAATAAATCTCCAAATATCAAATTTCAAAAATTATGGTGTAAAATCGGTTTTAGCATTAGATTGGGTTCATAATAAATCAAAATCGACACATTTTGAAAGATATGGTGTAGATTACCCATTCCAAACAAAAGACTATAAGAAGAATTTTAATCCACAACATTCTAAAAAAGAACTTGAAGTATGTGAAATATTAAATGGGGAATCGGGGTTTGTATATAATGGTAAGGAGTATGATATTAAATTAGGAAATAATTTATTTGAAATAGATGGTGATTATTGGCATACAAGTAATTTATTATATATGAATTTACCCCAATTAAATTCAGTTGTTAATGATTTTATTAAAATCAAAAATGTTGAAGGTACTCAATATAACTTATACAAAATTTTCATTTCAAATCTTCCAAAAGAAATAACAGAAGAAAACCTTATTAAAAATTCTTACATTCCAAATTTTGAATTAAATTATGAAGACATTATTGTTTCAAAAGAATATTTAACATCAATTATTGAAAGGGAAGGAAAAGAATATTTGGAAAAATATTTAAAATACTTTTTAACATTTATAAAAACTTTTCAACCAACTTTTCCCTATCACAAATCAAATGATGACATTGAAAAAATTAAAGAAATAATTTTCAATTATAAAAAGTTTGACACAATTTTTAATAAAGAAACGAAAGTGTTTAATAATTCTGCTTACACTGTTGGAACAACATATTTGAAAGCAATGTTTCATTCCTATTGGAAAAGTTCCTTTAGGGGAAATAAAAGTCCTGTTCAAATTTGGGAAAGTGAAAAAGACATGACAAATATTATTAAATATAGAATAGGACTTAACAATTCGGGAGAAATTTATGACTTTTCTTTAAAGAATTTGGTGAAAGGAATTTCGGCTGTTAGAGGAAGTATTTCATTTTTCAAACCTATTGTAGCAGCTTGTATTTATAGAGAATTTTTAAAAGACTTTTCACAAGAAGATGTTCCAAAGGTGTTCGACCCATGTTGTGGATTTGGTGGAAGAATGTTAGGCTTTAAAAGTAGCTTTCCAAATGGTATTTATGTAGGATGTGAACCAAATATTGAAACATATAATGAATTGTTAGAATTGTCTAAAAACTTTACAAATGTAACAATTTATAATTGTAAAGTTGAAGACCTAATTTTAGAAAATTATGATTTTGATTTATCTTTTACAAGTATTCCATATTTTGATTTGGAAACGTATTCAAATGTAATGGAATATGAGAATATTAAAGAGTGGCAAGAAACATTTATAAATTCTTTGTCTAAATTTCCAAATTTATTGTTAAATATTCCAAAAGATTTAGAATATTTGTTTAAAGATGTTAAAGACGTTTATTTTCTAAAAAATTCTGTTTCAAAACATTTGAACAAAAAAGAAAGTGATAAAAATGAATTAATTTTAAAATTTTTCTAATAATACAAATTTAGTTATGATAGATTTAGTTTTTGTTCAACATCTTAACACTTATTATTTAAGTGTTAATAAAATATATGAGATTAAATGTGACGAATATAAAGGAAATAACATAAGTTTAAAAACTCTTAGCTTCGACACAGCGACTATTAAAGGTTATATTAAGAATTTTAATTGTAAATTACATACTTGTAGCATTGTTTTTGATAAAGTGATTTTTGAAAATTGTATTTTTAGTGAAAATTCATTTATAGATTCATCATCATTTAATAATTGTACATTTATTAATTGTGAATTTTTTGGAAACTTTAGATGGATTACTTTTAATAAATGTCATTTTAAAAATATTTTTTTCAATATGGAGTATGTGAGAGGAACTTCTTTAAAGAAAAATTGTGTTTTTAATAATGTGAATATTAATATAAAAATGATAGATGATTATGTTTGGATATTTGGTAAAAGATATTCTAATAACACATATGGAAATGAATTAATTTTAAAATTTTTCTAAAATAATTTGGAAATTAATTTGTTTTATAAATTTATTTATATTACCTTTGTAGAGTAATAATTAATAACAATAAAATTTAATAAAGAATATGAATTGGATACAAGTTAATAAAAATTTACCACCAAATCTTGAAAATAATATTTGGGTAAAATGTATTGCCGAAATTAGAAATAATTTAACGGGTGAAATTGTAGAATATGAAACAGATGAAATATTAGAATTAGGTGAAGAATTTCCTTCAATATTTAATTGGGAAGAAAATAATTATTCATGCGATTGTAACAGACATCTTTTCTTTAAAAGAGCTAAAGAAGATGAAGATTGGGATGTAGAATGTTCAGATGGTAAATATTCCGTTAATTTGAAGAATAAAAAAGATGGTAAAATATATTATAAAGAATTTTAAAAATAAAAAAAACGATTATGAAAGAAATTTTAACAATGCTTAGTTTAACAATTTTACAAAATGCGAGTTTTACTCTTGTAAGTAGAGCAAGAAATAGTAACAGTATTTTGTACCACACAATTGCTTCTATTTTATCAAATGGAATTTGGCTTTTGGTGATTAGAAATGTTGTGACAAATTTTGAAAATGTTACACTTATGATAACATATCTAATAGGTTCTGT